TTTGATTCGCACATACAATATCAGTCCAGAAACATTAATCTCGGAGAAAAACCATGATGTTTCTACTGATACTATTGTAAGCAATAAATTTCAAATTAAACCTGAACATTCTGATTATACAATCTGCTCAAATGGGTCGATGTATAATAAGAAGAAACAAGGATTTCTCCCTAAAATTATGGAGAAGATGTTCAATGAGAGAAGTGTTTATAAGAAAAAAATGCTTCATGCTCAATCTTTATATGAGCAGAATCCATCCCAGGAATTGGAAAACCAAATTTCAACTTATAAGAACTATCAGCAAGCACTCAAGATTACACTAAACTCTGCTTTTGGTTCTTTGGGTAATGAGTATTTTAGGTTTTATGATATTCGAAATGCAGAAGCAATTACTTATTCTGGTCAAACTGTCATTAAATGGATTGAACGAGATTTAAATTCTTATTTAAATAAGATTGCTGGCACTGATAATGATGATATGATTCTTGCCATGGATACAGATAGTGCCTTTTTGTATTTTGAACCAATTGTTCAAAAGGTATTTAAAGATAAGACTCCATCGGAAGATGAAATCATTAACTTCCTCATCAAAGTTTGTGATACTGTAATGCAAGAGTTTATTGATAAGTCCTTTAATAAACTATGTAACGTCACAAATGCCTATGAGAATTGTCTTCACATGAAGAGAGAGAAAGTGTGTTCTTCTGCTTTCTGGAGAAAAAAGAAGAACTACATTCTTAACGTTTGGGATAACGAGGGTGTTCGTTATTCCGAACCTAAGATTAAAATCTCTGGGATTGAGGCAGTCAAAACATCGACTCCAGCGTATTGCAGAAAAGCAATCAAAGGTGGTATTGAGATTCTCATGAATGGTGAACAAGAAGACATGATTGATTATGTGAATAAAATTCGAAATGAATTTAAAACTTTATCCGCCGAGGAGATTGCATCACCTAAAGGAATATCCAATCTTGAAAAGTTTCAATCTGAATCTTCAATTTATGTGAAAGGTACTCCAATGCACGTAAGAGGTGCGTTATTGTACAATCATTATATTCAAGAGAAAAATCTGACCAGTAAATATTCACTAATTAATAGTGGTGAAAAAATTAAATACATTTATCTAAAAACTCCAAACACAATTGGAGAAAATGTGATTTCATTTATTCAAAAATTTCCACGGGAACTGAATCTTGACAAGTACATTGACTATGATGTACAATTTGAAAAGACGTTCTTGGAACCCCTTAAAAGTCTTGTTGAGATTATTGGGTGGAAGACCGAACATACAGTATCATTAGAATCATTTTTTAACTAAAGGAGAACATTGATGACATTTTTATCAGAGATTATAAAAGAGGTTGGTGGTGAATATGCACAACTTGCATCTGAGATTGATGAGACCGAAACTTATGTTGACACGGGTTCATACATTTTTAATGCACTGGTTTCAGGTAGTATATTTGGTGGTGTATCTGGGAATAAGATTACTGCTATTGCTGGAGAGTCTAGTACTGGAAAAACTTTCTTTTCTCTCGCCGTGGTTAAGAACTTTCTTGATACTTATCCCGATGGTTACTGTCTCTACTTTGACACTGAGTCTGCTATTACTAAATCCCTCTTAAATTCACGAGGAATTGATATTAACCGAACGGTTGTTATAAATGTTGTCACTGTAGAAGATTTTCGTAGTAAAGCACTTAAAGCAGTTGATATGTATATGAAAAAGAAAGAAGATGAACGAAAACCTTGCATGTTCGTTTTAGATTCTTTGGGTATGCTTTCAACGAATAAAGAAATTGGAGATGCTCTTGCCGAAAAAGATTCTAGAGATATGACAAAAGCACAACTCATTAAGGGTGCATTCCGTATGTTGACTCTTAATTTGGGTAAGGCAAAAATTCCAATGCTAGTTACAAATCATACATACGACTCTATGAGTTTGTATGGTGGAAAACAAATGAGCGGTGGTTCAGGTTTGCAATATGCATCATCAACAATCATTTATCTATCAAAATCAAAAGAAAAAGATGGTACTGAAGTTGTAGGAAATATCATTCGCGCCAAAACTCAAAAGTCACGTTTAAGCAAGGAGAATAAAGATGTGGAGATACGTTTGTTTTATAATGAACGCGGTCTTGATAGATACTATGGACTACTTGAACTCGGTGAAATCGGCGGCATGTGGAAAAATGTCGGAGGTCGTTATGAAATTGAAGTCGATGGTGAATTTAAAAAGATTTATGGGAAAGAAATCCTAAAGAATCCAGAAAAATATTTTACCCCAGAAATTATGGAAAAACTGGATTATATTGCAAAAAATGAATTCTCTTATGGAACGCACTGAGGCAACAATTCTTAGGAATTTAATTTACAATGAAGACTATTCAAGGAAAGTCATACCTTTCATTCAACCAGATTATTTTGAAGAAAAGACCGAAAGGATTGTATTTGAAGAAGTTACTAAATTTATCGTCAAATATGGTTCATCGATTACTACAGAAGCACTGAGTATTGAAATAGATAATCGAACAGATTTAAATGAATCTGAAATTAAGAATATCTATCAATTTACTAAATCACTTAACGATAATCCAGTAGATTATAAGTGGTTATTGGATACCACTGAAAGGTGGTGTAAGGACCGTGCAATCTATCTTGCACTTATGGAATCAATTCATATTGCAGATGGTAAGGATGAGAAGAAAAATCGAGATGCAATTCCTAGCATTTTGTCTGATGCCCTAGCGGTTAGTTTTGACAATAACATTGGACATGATTACTTTGAAAATTATGGGCAGCGTTATGATTTCTATAATCGTAAAGAGAATAGAATACCATTTGATATTGAGTACTTAAACAAAATTACAAATGGTGGAGTTCCAAATAAGACTCTGAATATTTTCCTTGCTGGACCAAACGTCGGTAAAACTTTAATGATGTGTCACATTGCATCATCATTCCTTCTTCAGAATAAAAATGTACTTTACATTACACTAGAGATGGCAGAAGAGGAAATTGCCAAACGAATTGACGCAAATATTCTGAATATTCCAATCAATCAATTCGAAGATTTACCCAAGAATATTTTTGAGAAGAAAGTCAATAAAATTCTTGAAAGAACTAAAGGTCGTTTAATTGTTAAACAGTACCCAACTGCATCTGCTCATGCTGGACATTTCAAGGCATTGATTAATGAACTACAATTAAAGAAGTCATTTAGACCTGATGTAATTTTTATTGACTATTTGAATATTTGCGCATCGAGTAGATTCAAAGCAAATTCAAATGTTAATTCTTATTCTTATGTGAAGAGCATTACTGAAGAAGTTCGTGGTATGGTTGTGGAACTTGATGTTCCGCTATTTACCGCAACTCAAACCACTCGTAGTGGATTTACATCATCAGATATCGAAATGACTGATGTTTCTGAAAGTTTTGGTACTGCTGCAACTGCTGACCTTCTTCTCGCTATCATTAGCACAGAAGAACTGGATAACATGAATCAAGTCATGATTAAACAACTTAAAAATCGTTATTCTGACAAATCAATCAATAAACGATTTGTAGTTGGAATTGACCGCTCAAAGATGCGTCTTTATGACGTTGAGCAGTCTGCTCAGGGCGACATACTTGACTCTGGACAAGAATACGAGTATAATGATTACGAAGAAAAAAAACCTAAAAAGTCATTCGAGGGATTTAAATTTTAATGGAAAATAACACAATTGATTCAAAAAAATATATTGAATTTGTAAAGCAAACAACTAGTCCTGCTAGTTCTGATGTCAACGTTCTTATTGACAGAATTAAAGAACTTGATGATGAAGGTGTGAAACTTACTCATCTTCTTACATTTGCTCTGGGTGCCTCTGCTGAAATGGGCGAGGCAGTCGAGATTATTAAAAAGTGTCTCTTACAAGGTAAACCGTTCAATGATGATGCTAAGAAGCATATCGTTTCTGAAATTTCCGATGTAAGTTGGTACATTGCTCAATTCTGCATTGCAATGGATGTAAGTTTTGAAGATATCATGGAAATTAATTATAAGAAACTATCCGCACGATATCCCGAGGGGACTTTTAGTGTATATCGCTCAGAAAACCGTAAAGAAGGAGACATTTGATTAAATGACTAAGCAAAAACAAGTGACCATTAAAATGGATGTTCGTTCTGCCGCTGCAGTTCGTCAGGTTCTATTTGATTCTCAAAAAGGACATAGTTATGATTTTCCATCTGAACGAATTAATGAAATTCGAGCAGTAATTCGAGATTTAGATGATAAAATTGAATCTAGTTTAAGCGTAGAATAATCATGTCAATTCTTGGCAAAAGAAAAGGAAGACCACTTTCAAGAATTCAACTTGAGCAAATCCTTAAAAGATTTCAAGTCTTCCTTAAAAGAGAACTTCAGTTAAATTATGACATTCCTGTAGTATTAATTGATGATGCAGATTTTGCAAAACAAATTTCTGCATTTGGGATGATAACAAAGGATAATGCAATTCATTTGAGTATTGTTAATCGACATCCTGTGGATATTATGAGGACTCTTGCATATTACTTTGTTTTTATAAAAGAGCGAGGTAATAGTATAAACTCAACCAAAAGTCGTGAATTAAAATCAAATATGTTATCATTTAATATTATGCAAAAATATCAAAAAATACATCCAGAGTTATTTGATTTAATTTCTGTCAAATAATAGTTAAAATAAATACATAAAATAGTGTAAGATACTCAACTTAAATGAAGAGGTTTTCCGAATTTATACAAGAAGCCAATATTGCAATTTTACAGGCCAAGAGACTGGGATTAGTATCAGATGGTC